TTTTCGTTTTTCCTTTTCAAGTGAATTATTAGCTCTTTCTTCTTTAGTTAAATTAATAGCATGTCTAATAGCTACATCATCACCTAAATGTTTTAAACTATCATATATTTCACCTTCAGTAAGACCATTAGTTCCAAATCCACCTTTAGTATCTATATCTAAATAATCAAATAATCTTTTTGGGTTATTATTTCTATTACCAACATTAGCTTCATAGTAATCAGCTAAAGAAATTAATTCTTCTTTAGTTTTAATGTTTTTTAATAATTTTATAATAGTATCATCCCCAGATGATTGACCATCTTTAATTTTTTTAATTTGATTAAAGATATTAGCTGCTTGAGTTGTTGGTGGTATTGATGGGATTGATTTAACATCAATTGTAGCATTACTACCCGATGATATAGAAATCCCCGCTATAGAAGCTGCGAATTGTGGGTTTTTAAGTACACATATTCTAGGATCTACTGAAAATTGTAGTGGGTGATATAGGCATTTTAGTGGTTGATCATTTTTACCTACGTCTTCTCTGTCATTTACTGATAATTTAACTAATGGTTTTTTACCATCAGCTTCTGGATTTTCTAATAATATAAAATTATTCATTAATCCAACAAAACTTTCTAAAGTAATGTATATGTTTTTATCATTATCTAAAATACTTCCTTTTGCTTTATTTCCTCCACCTGGTCCTTTTTCATTAACTGTATCATCAGATGATGAGAAGAAATCAGATGATATATCTAAATCTATTGTCTTAATAGCATAGTCTATAAAACCTGTTTTTCCATTATAATCGTATTTAGTTTGGCCCGCTCCGTTATCTGCTGTGTCCGTACTTTTAACTAAAGCATAGGCTTCAGTTACTAATCCAGTTAAAACATTTTTACCATAATCTTCACGTATGCTATCTATATCTTCATATTCATTAGCTGATAATAACATACCTGCGTCTCCATTTAAGTAAGCAGGAGCACCTGAAAAGTTGATTTTATATGATTCTAATACTTCACCAGTTGATATAATTTCGGTTGAGCAATCATACCCACCATCTTTTCTAAATTTCCAACTATAATTCATTACATAACCAAACATGGCATCTTAATTACCCTGACTAGCTATTGAAAGTTGGCGTAATTGGTTTAAATATGCTTGTAAGTCAATATTTTTTCTTCCAAAATATCCTGTATCTTGATATAGTGTTTTTTCTAAATCACCATTATTATTAATGTATGGTCTCCATCCCCATTCTAAAAGAACAGTATATCCGGGTCTCATATATAATTGTTCTAATAAATCAAGTTGTTTAATATCCCAACATTGAAAATTAACTGTAGCTTGACGTAATGATCCATAAGCACCTTTATTTTGGATAGATACATCAGTAATACCAGGCATAGGTCTAGTACCCAATACATTAAAATCATATCCTAAATCCCCATACGATTTATTATAGGATTTATAACTATAAGCTGATGTTTGAGGATTACCAATACCAGACTTCATAGTATTACTGGCTGATAAAGTACCTCCCATTAAAACATTATCTGAAGCTAATCCTATTGGATTATTAGCACCAGCTCCTGTTATATCTACACTAGAACGAAGTTGAACCCAAGCGGTTTTTCCGTTTAAATAAGCTATGTCCTGAGAGTTTTTAGATGGTTTACCCATCAATTTTTGACGAGCATCTAATTGTGCTTTTATCGAAGGATCAAATGGTTCTTTAAATAATGACATAACATTTATATATTATTTTCAGCATCAAATAATTGTAACACATAATTAGCATCAACTGGTATTCTTAATTGTGTTCCTGGGGTTGGAAATATAGATCCTTTAGTTATATTATTATTAGCTATAGATATAACCCACCATAATTCAGCGTCTCCATAATAGCTATAAGCAATATTATCTAAACGATCTCCTGATGTAGTGATAACATACACATCATCTTCAAAAAATGGAATGGAGGGATATATTTTACTTTTATAGTATCTATTTCCAGAGTTTGTTAATCTTAATGTAGGTTTATTATATCTCATTGTAATTTTTTATTTTGTATTTTAAAACCCACCACCAGCACCACCCCCTCCATAATCACCACCTCCATATCCTTGAAATTTATAATTTTTAGCTACTTCACCCTTTTTTAATAATGCTCCTTTATAGTACTGATTTTTTTCTACTCTTGTAGAATCAATTTTTATTGGTTCTACTGGTATAGGACTTCTTTTAGTTACAGTAGGTTTTTTATCATCAACTACTGGTTTAGGGTCTGGTTTTGGTTCTGGTTTTTTAACTTCTGGTTTTTTCTCTTCCTTAATTGGTGGTGGGGTAGTACTACTAAATCCTGGAATATCATCTGCTATAATGGTAATTGAGAATGATGCTTCTAGCAACATAGCATATGATGAATCTTCATTTCCATCAATATCCCAATCCCAACTAGCTTGCTCTGGAATATTTACAGTTAAACTATTTATGATACAGGCTGCATTTCTTAAATAATGTCCTAATCTAATTCTAGTTATTACACCACCTAAACGATTATCTAAATACTTACCAGCTAATCCTCTTTGTAGAGTTTCTAAAGCGGCATGTTTAGTTTTTAAATCATGAGGTTTAAATATTGGTATTTGTAATTTAAAACTAACTGTTTTTTTATAACTATCAAATACAAAGAAAAAATCAGATCTGCCATTGTATTTAATATCACTCCAAGTACTATTATATGTTTCACTATATCCACTTAAATATGCGGAAAATGGGAGATAAGTCATTGCTTCACCAGTAAATGGATCAAGTTGAGCAAACTTAATTAACATTATATCATCATCCACTCTATCATATGTGTTAATAAGTGAATTTATATTATAATCATATTGTCTAGTATCGTTTTTATCTTTTACAAGAGGTAATCTAACAATTTTATTATCAATATCCTCAAACTTACGATTATTTACAACTCCTTCACTAACTACTCGACCTACACTATTATCATAAACATAAGTTGTTGGAACTCTAAAGTTTTCTTTTCTTACTTTATTGTTAATTAATTTATTATATACTGGGTTGAATGTAGGGATTAAAGGTCTTATGCCTTTATTATAAACATTAGCATTTGTTAAGTCTTTACCTTTTTCATCTTTATATAATAATGATAATCCATAATTATCAGGTGTATAACTTGCGGATGCAGCTACTATATGATCTAATGGTGATGTTAATGGTAAATCATATCTGTTTTGAGTATTTTTTCCATCAGTATCAAGATTTAAATAAGTATTTATTGGTTCAAACTTATTATCATATTTAAATCGTTTAGTAAATGACGATGTTGGTTCTGTTCCTACAGGAATAAAACCGTAGCTAGTTTTTTGAGTGGATACATCAATCGATGCAGTTACCGAAGTAGATTTAAAATCATCAATTAATGCTGTTGAATCCTGTAGTTTGTATTTTTGGTATATTGTGTTAGGTTTATCAACATAATTTAATATATTAGTTCGAATGGATTTTGATGTTGTTTTACTTTTTTCAAGAGATGTAGCTATATTAAATTGATCCCCAGTAAATGTCGTTCTGTGAATAGTAGTATATCCTATACCATATACTGATTTAGGGCCACCTAGATAGTTATCTATTATATTTCTTCCATTAGCTTGTACTTCTGTTTTATTGCCAAAAATAGGTTTAAAAAGTTCATTTTTTAATCTTTCTAAACGGTTATTTCCATTTTTGTTATTAGCATCAGCAACTTTAATGTATTTTTGGCTTTCATCTTGAATAGGTAAAAAACCATGACGGACTATATGTCCTCCTAATGCATTTACAGGTACTTGAGCTAATGTATTAATACCTAAATTATAGATACGAGATGGACCTCCAACTAAGTTATTTAATTTATTAGCAACATTTGATATACCAGCAACTACCTTTCCGAATAGTCCTTTACCTACTCTATTAGTAGGTAATTGTTTTGTTTCTAAACGTGGGTTAGATAATTGTAATCCAACCTGTTTTAATACAAATAAAGGTCCTTTTGGAAAATCAACTAAAAACTTACTAATACGAACTGTGTCTGTAAGTCCAGCATTTAATGATCCAATAGCACCTCCACGTATTAAACCATCATCAAATTTTGTCAATCGGAATTTATTAATTCCTTTATCTGCAGTATTAATATCAGTTACGATATAGGGTTTAGAATTATCCCCTGCAGTTTGTTTTTGACCAAACTTTAATGATTTAAGATTGGTAGAATTTAATTTATCAAATAAAGACATCCTAATTATTTAGGTAAGTTATCTGTGTATTTTCTTCCTTTTTGACTTTTGTATTTTGACATATTAGTAGCGTCAACTTCGTCAAAGTTTGAAGGATTGCGTTTAATAGAAGGTTGTCCTATTGTTGATGATTGATAATGAAGTGTTGATAATGGAGTTTCATTGTTAAAATTTGGTTTTTGACCTTTTAACCCTAAAACCATTTTTGATAAATTGTCTAATAATCCCATTTTGTTGTTGTTTTAATATAAATATTTAAAATTAAGCTGATTTATGTGAGGTTTGAAGTAAACCTTTACCTATTAATTTTCCATCTAAGTTAACATCCCATGATTTAGCATTTAATGCATTTACAGCACTTGTTACTTCGTTTATTGCAGATATCATTGGAGATAGATCTATTGATGGGGATGATTTAACTGATTCACCTCCACCTCCTAAATCAGTACCCGCAATTACTGTATCTTTATCATTTAATTTAATTGCACCTTCAGGACCTGTTAATGTACGTTTACCATATCCTGGAGATATCATATCATCGGCTTTCTGAGAACTTAAAGCTGAAAATCCTTTTGATATAACACCTGCAGCCGCAACGGCACCTAAAATTGGGCCTACAACTGGTATCCAAGATAAAGCAGCATATGCACCATATCCAGCTAATAAAATTGCTATACCTGCTACCCCTTTTAATAAAAAGCTAAAAGGTCCTAATGCTTCCGCCCATCCACCTATTGTACTTCCAATAAAACTAGCTAAACTCCCCAACCATTGTAGAGGCATTGCTATAAAATTTACAATACTTAATACACCACTTAGTCCTTCTAATAACATCGATAACGGACCTGCAACTAAATTTCCAACAATGCTTTGAAGTTTTTCCATCGCAGCATTGAATTTAGTCTGAATATCTTGTCGTTCAGCAGCAGAATCAGCTTCTTCAGCAGTAATTTGTGCTAATGATTTACCAGAAGCAACAGCCATTTCACGTTTAGCTAATTGATCTGCTAATTCATCTGACGTAGTTCCTAATGCTTCCGCATATGATTTTTGAGCAACTACATTTAATTTAGAGAATTTTTCAGCAGTCATTCCTTGTGCTGCTAATTCTTCTGCTACTGCAACTTGATCACCCATTAGAGCAGCTGCTCGGGCGCGTTCAAGATTTAACTGTTGGCCTGTAATTAATTCGGCTTTTAATTCGTTTTCAATTGATGATTGGAAATCAAGTAAAGATTCACCTTGTTTTTTAGCTTGTTCTAATGATGTACCTAATGCTTTTGTTGCTACTACACCTTTAATAATAGCTTCTGGATTATTTCCAAGATTTGATGCTAATTGACCTGATACTTTAGCAGCTTCAGCCATAGCAGCTTTAAAAGGAACGCCTACTCCTAATGAGTTACGAGTAGCAACATATCCTTTCAACATAGATTGATATGTTGATTCGGACGATTTACCAGTTAATACTGAAAATTTATATACACCTGCAGCTTCGTCACCTGTTAACCCTAACTGTTTAGTTAATTTAATTTGAGTAGTTAAAGCATCGGCTGAATATTCACTAACAAATCCAGTAGATGATGATAGTTCATTAAATGCTTCTGATAGATTTTTAGTAGTAACATTTAGGTTATTTGTAGAACCTTCAATACTTACAAAATTCTCCCTAACACGGTCAGCACCTGCAGCACCGTATCCTAGATTTTTAGATAAATTTACAGATTCTTTATTAGCGTTTACAGCAGCATTTAAGAAAAATTCAAATGCTTTTTTAGCTAATATTATTTGAGTAACTGGATCTTTTAAAGCATCGCCTATACCAGACATTAATCCTTTAGTAGCCGCTGTAATAACTTTCCATTTATCACCAGATTTAGCAGCCTCCCTCATATCTTCTTTAATACCTTCAAAGAAATCACCACTAATTCCTAATTTACCTAAAGAACCTATAATCCCATCTACTAAAACTCCAGATATTCCTAAAGTACGATTTATTTTTTGTTCAGTATCTAATCTATCTTGTGCCGCCTTTGATAATAAATCAAAACTTTTAAGTTCACCATCTAAAAAATCTTCAGTTTCTGTATTAGTAGCTGTTATAGTTTCTAATTCTTTTCGCTGTTTACTTAATTCATTAGTTATACTTTTATATTCTTCTTCTTGTTTTTTAGTTGATAGGCCTTTTTTTTCTCGTCTTTCAATTGTTTTTAATAAATTATTTTCACGTTTTTCTTTTGATGCTACTAAAGTTGAAAGATTTTTTTCAATATCTTGGTTGTTTTCTAATGCTTTACGTAATGGTCCTTCTTCTAAATCAATTTTTTTCTTAATATTTTTTAATTCTTTTTCAGATAAGGTATTAAGTCCGTTTTGATCATTGTATAATTGATTAGCTAAAGAAGATAATTTACCATATGATTTAGCTATATCTTTATTTGAATTACTTTGACCACTTAGTTCTTTTGTTACTCTACGTAAAGAATCAGCTAAATAATTAACATCAGTATCTAATCCATTTATTTGATCTCTTAAATTTCTTATAGCTTTTCGAGCACCATCAATACCTCCACCAAAACTTTTAATAAAGTCATCTAAATTTTTAGCCGCAGTACCACCTAAATTTTCAAGGTCTCTATTTAGTCGTTCTGCTTGCTTTCGTGCATCATCAAATTGTTGATTTTCAGCCATGTATTATAATATAATGATATAATATAAATATAAAAAGCACCTATTTTTTAGGTGCCTTATATGAATATGTAGGTTGTACTGGAGGTTTGGATATATTAGGTCTAGCTATTTCTCCTTTATTTCCTTTATTTTTTAATTGGTTCTGTTGTTTTTCAGCTTCTTCTTTTTCTTTATCGTAGTGTTCTTTCAATTTATTGAAAGTAAATTTACGAAGCCAAATAGGCATATTGTAAATAGTTTCCCAATCATACCCTCCATTACCATGAAATACAATATCATGTATTTGTGAGAATAGATGCACTCTATACTCCAGAGTCAGGCCAAAAAAAGTTTAAACCAATTGGTATAGTTACACCCTCCTGTGTGTACCCATCTTTATCGATAGTAATTTTTAAGTTTATATCCGGCATTATTGACGAGTAATACTCGCGTAGAGCACGTGAATCTTGCGCAGTGAGATAGTTGTCAATAAACTCGCGGACGTCTTTACTTTCGCGTGAACCTTCCACTGATGTTATCATATACTTTAAACGAGTAATTAAATCAAATGAATCGTTTGGATATAATTTCTTTAATCCTTTAATTTCTTGATCAATTTTCTTTTCATCTCCTCCAGTCAATAATTTAAATGTAATTGCATTTTTTGATTGAGGTAATGTAAATTCAAACTCATTTTTACCTGATGTAAATAAAGATTCATCTATTTCTTTTTCATTTAATGTAGTTAAATCAACAGTGTATTCTTCTTGTTGTCTAGTATTTTCATTGATGAACTGCATTGGATAATCTTTACCATAACCTAAAATACGAGCAGCAATTAGAATTGCGTTTTTATCACCAACAATTAGATCATTAAAATCAATTGGTGTAACAACTAATGCTTCAAGCAATTTATCAATTGCCGTTCCATTTTTAATATAGTTGATATTAGTTAAAATATCTTCATGCTTTGCAGACATATAAGACATTTCAATTTCTCCTTTAGATAATGGGTTTTCTTTCGAATATAATAAACCTTTTGATGGTAGGGTTATTGTTTCAGTTGGTAATTTAAATTTTGGTTCCATATAACAATTTTATTGTGCGTATATAAATATATAAAACAAAAAACCCCTCGACAATATGCCGAGAGGTTTTTAAATATTCACAATCTAATTTTTAGTAATTCAATACGCAATAATCCATTGCAATTGTTAATGAAATTGAGGCGGCAGCTTCTCCAGATGACCAGTCATAATCTCCAAATGTTGCTGTTTTAGCATATGCACCTTTTATGATCCATTCAGAAACAACATCACCAACTGGTCCTAATACATTCATTACAACATCTTTCTTATAGAAATCTGAGTAACCATCACGTCCTGTTACTGATTCGTGAGCTAAACGAGCCCATTCCATTACTGCTTGCGCACCTGATGGAGCAATTGGATCGTAAAGTTCTAAAGTCATATCAGCCCATTTAACTTTACCTTTAATTTTACGGTAAGTGTTAATGTGGTCTAATATAATTTCTCCAGCTTCGAATGAAGGTGATGAAGCTTTTTTAATTAAATACGCGGGGATACCGTCTATGTACATTATGAATCTGTTTTGAACCTTTGGTTCAAAAGCGGTAAACATAATTTCTGATGCGTCTAATACTGCCATTTTTTATATTCTGTTTATTATAAATATCTAATTATTAAAAATTATGCTGGAAATGTAGCTCCTGTTGGTTGAAGTGTAAAATCCAAGATAATAAATTCAGCAGTTTTAGTAGGTTGAACATAAATCTGACCAACTAATTGGTTACGATCAATTACGTCTGCTGAGTTATTTGTTTCATCCATTATCACTTTATAAGCATATAATCCTTGTTGTGAAACAACTCGTTCCATATATGGATTAACTTGGCTTAAAAAACGATTACGTGTTACTGTTGTATTTTGTTCAAATACTAATCCTTGAGAAATTGATGAAACAAAACGTTTCAAGTTAATCAACAAACGACGAACGTTTACGCGATCTAATGATGTAGCACGTTTTTGTAATGTTTTCTGTCCAAATGCTACAACACCTTCACCTGGGAATGTTGCTAATGGATTTACATTTGCAGAGTATAAATCATCGCGATCAGTTGCTGATAATTTACGTTCAGCATTAATTACTGAACCAATTCCTCCACGATTTAAACCTGCTGGAGCAAACCATTCAGCACCTACTTGGTCATTAAATGCATATACACCTGCCATTACTACTGATGCTGGAACCCAAATAGATTTTCCTAAGGTTGAGCTAAATGTTTGAACCCAAGGCCAATAAGTAGCAGCATAGTTTGAAGTTGAAGCAGCAGCAGCTTGAGCAGCAGCTGTTTTAGTAGAACCATATGCTACTAAGTCAACAATTGCAAATGCATCTCCTCTATCTTCACAAGTAGAAATAGCTTTTGTGTTTTGTCCTACGAATACACCTGGAACTAATAATAAGTTAAAATCGTATTCGTCTTTATTTATTAGTAATGTTAATGCAGTATTAAAGTCACCATCAGCAGCTGATGATGGGTTAAATCCTTGGTTATTTGAAGTTGTAATGTTTTCAAAGAACAAACCTTGACGATTTGTTGCAGCAACACCACCTGCAAATGCACCACCTAATGAACCACTACCAACATTTGGCATTGATCCTGAATAAGTTGATGTTTTAAATACTCCTTCATTATCGAATGAATCGGCATGTAATGTAGTAACTGAAGCAACACGAACATATTCACTAGCTACTGGGTAAGAACCAGTTAATTGTAAGTAACCACCATCTGCAGATGTGTATACTAATTTCTGATCACCAATTACACGTGAAATAAAATTTGGTTGTTGTGGATCTAATGATAAGTTAGAGAAAGTTTCAACAATATTTTTATTGTTTGTTACATCATCTCCTCTACGAAGTACTAAAGAGAAAGTTCCTTTAATAACATCTGAATTTGTTATTTCCCAACGAATATTATCTGCTGTTCCTAATGCTAAAGCACCTGAAACTGATAATGAACCTGAGTTATTAGCTGTTGTTCCGTATGATAAAGATTCTAAAGCAAATGAAGCACTTTCAGCAACAGAAGCATTAGTAGCTGAACCTGAAGCTGCAATATATGCTGCTGCATATGTGTTATAAGCAGAACCAGAAATAATACGAGTTACAAGTAATGATTGACCACCACCTGAAAAATATTCTTTTGCTGCTATTGAAGTGAAATATTCATAATATTGACTTCCGGATTTAAATGACTCTCCGAATTTCGATTGATATTCTGAGTATGAAGTAACTACTGTAGGAACTAATGGGCTACCTTTAACAGTTGGTCCAACAATTGCGGCTCCAGTAGTAACAGGCCCTCTTGTAACTAATGATTTATCGCTTTCACGAACAAACACATTAGGTGATATAATTTTTTCTGCCATTGCTATTTAATGATTATAATTTGGGTATTTC